GTGTAAAGAACTTGGGTGTAAATCCCGCGAAACCACACCCTAGATTCAATTTACGAACAAGAGTTCTTGCCTCGGTACTTTTATTCGTTTTATATATCACCAGGTCCGTCTCTTTTTCGTGAATTTCAAATATTTTTTTGTTGTGGTCACCAATTAAACGATAGGTCAATCCAATAATCCTTCAAAGCTGGGTTTACTTTTCTTGGTCCGCGCAAACGCACCATTAAATTCATCGTTGTCGTGTCTTTCTCCAAATCCTGTATTGTCCATCACGGGTCCATCATTCAAGTTCGCTTGTGCCTCTTGGTCAACATCATACATACGCATTTTTGAACGATCTACACCTATCATAAACTTACTTGGATTACCAATATCACCGAATCGATTTTTCAGTTGTTTACAGACAATCAGGTTTTGTGCTCTTAGTTCATCAGTGGATATCAGAGCTAACATGAAGTCCGCGGTCGCGGGCAGGCCAAACGATTCCGCCGTATCTTCCAGACCAATATCCGAACTAACGAAACCTGTTCTGTTGACCTGTGTCGCGGTCCATACAACAGTATTGGTTTCAACTGCCAATCCACGAAGCTCTTCTGCGATGGCCTTGATGTAAGTGTAACTGTTTACACCAGCACCTTGTTTAAGTCGAGAACTGGTACATATATTGATATAATCGATGTAGATGATATCTGGTACGAAGTTGTTTTTCATCTTCAGTTCGTTCAACAGGAACCGAAAATGGTACGCGTTCGCCGTCGCGGTCGGATATTCCTTGACCTTCAACTTACCTTGTGTCTTGGTCTTGATTTTCGCAATTCGCGTTTCAAATGTACTCTTTGGTATTATTGCTAGATCATCCAGTGAAATATCCAGTAGGTTTGCGTCAATGCGTTCTGAAATTCGTTCCTCGGCCATTTCATTTGTGATGTATAGAACATTGTATCCCATCATTAGATTGGCTGCTGCTTTGGAACACATTGACAGAGTTTTACCGACACCGGGGCCAGCCATTTCAACACATAACGACTTTCGAGACGGACCACCCTTCGTGACGTTATTCAAGAACTCTACATCAAATGGTATCTTGTTTTCCTTCTTGTGATACCATTCAAACCGTTCTTCCCATTGGTCAAGGTAATCGTGACCGACATTAGTATCAAACGCAACAGCAAGCGCATCCGACAACATCTTGGGTATCGCACCCCGGTCTACGGCGCCTTTCTTGTTATCCAATACAAGAATGGATTCGCGCACAGCATTATAGATTGCTTTGTCTTGACAGAATTTTTCAGTTTGGTCAATCAACCATTGATTGTTGGTTTTTTCATCATATTTCAGAGACTTGAGAAGCACACCAATGTTCTTATACTGTTCTTCATTGATATTGTCTTTTTCACTGATATCGATGTAAAGCGATTTGCGAGTTGGTATTTCGTTGTATTTGTCCATATAGGCAAAAATGCCCCGGAGCAAGGTCTTGTGCTCCGGGGTTTCAAAGTAGTCCACGCTCAGAAAGGGGAGAACTTTGCGCGTGAACTCTTCATTCGCGAGTAAACCACCAAGAATGGTTTCTTCAATCATCAATAACCTCTTCTAAATCGTCGTCTTCATCTAACAACAAGTCGGAATTACCAACCTGGTACCGTTCTTCCACGAACTTCAGAAAATGTTCGTTTTTGAGAATGGGCACCCAGAAATCCTTGCCTGTCAATTCTTTTCTAAAATATGTATCCTGACCAACTTCACCGGTTTCCATATCTACAACAGCATACTTTTGTGCGGATACTTTAGTCAGTATACCACATTCCAAGGCAATGTCAACTAATCCTGACCATCGGTCAATGCCTCCTTTGAACAGGACTGTGAACGGAAACTTAGATTTCTCGCGCACATATCTTGACTTTTCAATGTTGATGGTGAATTTGTATCCCATCAAGTCTTTGCCGTCTTTTTCCTGTGCCTTTGAAATGATAAACACCTGGTTCGCGGAATACATACCACCTGTGCCACCACTCATCACATCTTTTGAAAACATCTCCATCGTCTTGTAAGTGTGGTTGATTGCCACACAAGGAATATCCTTGGTTGTCAATGATGGTGTTACGATCCGCCATAAAGATTTCATTGCGCGGGCACGAGTCATATCGGTGGTTGATTTACCTTCCTCGGCATCTTCCACTTCTTTCTTTGACGCTAGGTTACCAACGGAGTCAATGAATATGATGTATTTGTCGCCTCGTTCAATCTTTTTTAACCGTTGCGTAATATCAAATCTTAGTTCTTCAAGGTGTTCGATGGGAATGTGTAGAACCCTGTCAGTATCAACGCCGGTTGATTTTACGTATGGTGGTGTTGTACCAAACTCAGTGTCGTAATATAGACACACCGAGTCTGGATATTTGCGCAAATACGCTTTGACAAACATCAAACCCAGTAACGATTTGAAGTTCTTGGATTCACCGGCCAAGAATGTTAGACCGGAAGATAGACCACCATCAGGTCTTCCCGACAGTGCGATGTTGATAATCGGCACCTCGGTTGGTATGGAATCTTTTACTTTGAATAGGGGGGAGTCGCTCAAAATGTGTGTATGTTTGACTGAACCAGCCTTGAGCATCTTCTCCATAAGAGAATTTGACATAATATTTCCTTTCTGTTTTTGTGTCGTTTGTATTAGAGTGAGAAACTACCTCACTGTCACATATTACTTATACGGCGAAATATCAGATTACATCAATGTTTCAAAAAAGTGATGGCTCTTGTTCCTCTATAATTTCCTTTGGGTCAATCCATTGTATCGTGCCACTCGGCACCTCTTTACCCCACACATACCACGCATACGCGGTCATGCCTCCCATTTGCCCATCAAATGTACCAAACTTTTCTTCCTGGCAGTTCATTCGTCTTGAAAATACCAATACCGAAGGTGGGTGTTCCGTAAAGAGTTTGTGTCTTGATATGCTTTCCATAAATGTCAGACGCAGGAAAAAGGCTGAAAAATCGGACTCTTGAATTGATTTTTCAACGAACTTCTGAGCAAGCCCGTTCTTGTACGGTGGGTTGGTAATGATAGACCTACAAACCGAAGTGGCTTTCAGATAGTCTACTCCCGTCTCAATATTCACCAAAGGATCATCATATTCATATAGGTCAGTTGATGTGACCTGGTAATCCGCATCCTCTAGTACCTTACTAATCCAACCTCGGCCTGCTGCGGGCTCCCACACCGGCGGCTTTATGTATTCTCCGTATTCACGAATAAGACACATCGTCGCCAAGGGTGGTGTCGGGTAATAATCGTTCTTTTTGCGCGTCTCTGAATTTGAATTGATCACATACGCGGTCTTTAGGTCTACTTTCTTCATATCACCTCAAAATAATGTCGCAAAGTGTTCTAGTTCCCAACCAACCACGTCTGTGATAGACTTGAGTGGATGTTTGAACGCCTTTTCAAACTGTGTATCGTAGTCAATATATTTCTTCAGTTCAAACTGTTCAGGCAACTCATCAAAGCAACTGATTATGTTTTCCCTTGTCGGGTTGGGCAATTTCAGATAACAGAACTTGATCTTGTCACCATCTTGTAGTTTGGCTATCTCGTTTGTTAGTCCCATTTCATTCACCAACCGATTGTGAACCAAAGCACCTCTTACAGCGATTGGTGTACCCTTTTTCCAACCTTTACCTGACCGATATTTCTCCATACCGTTCAGGCTGCGAGGAAACGCGACCTTTTCGTATGGTAACTCGTGAAACTCTTTCTCAAAGTCAGCGACAAATTCCTTTAGTTCATCTTCGGTGCCGTTCATAATGATATTCAGAGCATCTTTGATCTTTTCCCGACAAGAGGACGGTGTGGACGACCGAACGGCTTCAATACCAGTCACCTTCAGTTTCGGCTCGGTATATCTCACACCTTCGTTATCATACACATTGAGAATGTAGTGCTTCTTACCCGTCCAGATACCTTTTGATGATATAGCTTCGCGCTTCATATACATCTTTTGTTCATACGCATTTGAGTATAGAGCGAGGTCTTGAAACGAACCAGATATGAAGGGTTCAACGAGTTTGTCACATAAATTGTCTAGAAAGTCCACTACCTCCACATCGTCGGGTAGGTTCTCTCCGTATTTCAGTTCGACTGCTCGTTCCATATTGAGGTAGATGGAGTCTGTATCGGCCGCGATCACATAATCTACATCCTCGGTCTTGAACTTCTTATTGAGAAAACGGTTGATTGACCGAATGATCCAACGCGTAGATAATTGGCCTGCGACCGTCACTGATTCTGCGAACTTGACATTGAAGTATCGGAACCAAGGATTACCAAGAGCGCCATACGCACAGTTCAATTGGATCTTTTTAGCCAACTGTGTCATATCTAGTCTAACGGCTGCTTCCTTGTGTTTTGGATTCTTTGTCTCCTCGTATTTACTTTCTTCCTCAAGCATTTCTTTTTTTACTCGCGCCCGATCAACATACATTTCATCCATCAGTTCAGGTAGGAAGCCACGTTTCGACCGCGTGTAGAAACAGTAGTTGGGAGTCACGGTGATGTTCTTATCTTTCAAATGTTTTGAAAATGATCTATATTCACCATTCAAGGCTTTGTCAACGGATCCGCCGGGCTTCTGACCAAGAAATGTCTCGGGTGAAATGTTGTATTGTTGAATTAACATAGGATACAATGAGTTCAAATCAAACGAACACACCCACTTGTGATTGCCAACAAGAGGGTCCTTCACATAGCCGCCCACAAACTCAAAATCCTCGTTCGAGTTCTTGTATTGAGGAATTACAATCTTCTTTTCCATAAGATAGTTGTGTGTAATCACATCCCACATCTTGACGGATGTGTAAGCGTCAATGTAGTTCAACTTTGCGTCATAAGCCAGAGCCAACGCGAGGTCCATCAACTTCAACTTTTCATCAAGCTGGTTAATGATTTCTGTGTCTCGTATGTTGTATTCCGCATACAGTTGGAAGTTCTGTTCATACAGTCCGTGGAGCGAACCGTATTCGTCTTTGTAGTTGACTTTACCTAGACCAAGTTCAACATTTGCGATGTTATCAAGTGTGTAACTCTCTTGTGTTGTGCGTGTCCATTTCTTATAGACCAACATATAATCCATCACGGCAACGCCATAGATATCGTACCCCTGAAGCACACCTTCACGGTCGCGATCTTCTTTGATGATACCCCAAGGTGACAGACGCTTCATCTGTTCCTTGCCTATCAGGTTTCGTATGCGGTTGACCAGGTAGATAATGTCGAATTTCTCCACATTCCAACCAGTCACGATATCTGGATCCATCTTAATCCATTCTTCAACGAACCGACCAAGGAGTTCCTCCTCGGACTGACACCGAATGACCTTCACATTTGGTATGTGTGGTTTGTATTCCTTGATTGAAAGAAAAATATAGTCTGTTCCGTCACTCAGAGTGATAGCCGTGATTGCCTTGTCCGCTTTCTCGGGATCAGGAAAGCCATCATCGGCCATCGTTTCAATGTCGGTTGATACCACATTGATGTGTTTTCTATCATATTGAATCTTGCCAGGAAACTTATCGTTTAGAAAAGGATAGACCCAGCTGGTCATACCATAGAACTCAAAACCACTTATGTCTTCATATTTCTTTGTGAACTCACGAGCATCACTGATTGAATCAAAATCCAACTTTGACACGGGTTTATCATAGATACTGCGATAGTCACCGTTTTCATCGGGTACAAAGAGGTATGGCTTATACTTGACGCGATATTGCTTGCGTTCACCGTTCTCAAAAGACCGCAACAACATATCATTACCACGCTGACGCGCGCTTAGATAAAAACTCATCTATACTCCTTTTTCCATTTATTGTATCACATCACCGTATAATGTCAATATCGGCTGCGTTCTTATTCCACAACTCAAGTTCGGTGCGCAATCGCCCTTCCGCCTTAAGTTTGTTGTATCTTTTGGATGCCATTTTCTTCCACCAGGCTATCACATTTTCAAGTTCAAAACGGTCAAAGTTCGGCTTCTTTTCCAACTGATCCGCGTTGCCCAGAATATAGTCCTTTGCGTTGGAATATCCGTAGTCTGATATGTAAACCCGCTTCTGTTCCGTCAGGTTCTTAGCGTCATCCATAATCTTACAGAACTTTGCGTAGTCTTCCTCACTGTATTCCTTCAACGAGTTCTTCGTGATAGACACCATAATGGACTGTAGTGACATTTTGATGGATGAATTTGTCGTCTTGAGTGATTCGCCGTTCTTTCGTTTGAACCAATGCTTCAGGTGTAGGAACTTCTGGTCATTCAGTAATGGCGGAAAATCAGAATCGGTCAGACCAATCTGCCGTAGATAAGGCTTCATACCATCATATTGTGACGAACTCTTGGTTGATCCATATAACGATGTTGTTTCAAAATGACATAGGTTCAGATCATATTTGGCATTGAATGTGCGTCTCAACCAATGACTACAACAGATACCGGCCATCAACTTACCGCCTAGGTAGTTGTAACCAAAAGGCTGCGTCGGCACAATAATCACGCCCATACACGCCGACTGATTGAACCTTTTCATTTCATCCATATCATATGTGTTGAGCGGCCGACCCAGATATTTGGCTCTTGGAGCCGAGTTGATCGTACAAGTTCCAATGCGAATAAACCCTATCAGGGTATTCGTGTTCTTTTCAAATACCATCAACTTGAGGCGTCGGTAAGGCGCGTCGTCAATCGCGTGTGATGTAATCACCTGTAGGTAATCGTTGTACCTATTGTCCGCGAGTCGAACATCAATCTCCATATCATTGGGGTCCATTGTGAAGTCTGAAAAAAGATCGTCTTCAATAGACATACCAGGCAGCATTGTCGGTATGCTACCCATTCTTTCCAACTTCACGCGACGGAGATAGTCTTCAATCTTACCAAAGCCATCGTAATAGTCTTTGAAATAATCTGAAACATAAAGCGCGTCTTCGTGAGATAGAATCAAACCATTCTTGGTCCGATTTGGCTTCACATCATCATCAAATAGACTCATCAAGATTCCCTGTTCAAAATTTCCACAAGCCGTTCCTGGAACTTATCAATCTGCGGGTTCCGGTTAGGCCAGTGAATGTATTCTTTTTCTGGGTTTTCTCTCAACTTGTTTAGAAATGGTTCAATCGCGTCGTATATTTCGTGAGCCTTATCTTCAAGGTTGTTCTTGCTGTTGATCAACTTGATGCGTTCTTGGTTGATCTTTTCCTTTTCCTCTGCCACAAGTTCTTCGGCATCACTAAAACCGAAGTCAAATAGGTCGTCATTCATAATCTGGTTCTCCTACATCTTTTAGGACTGTTCGCGCCGCGGCACCTTTGTCGTCAATGGGTTCAAAATTCACTGTACCAATATTAGGATAATGAAACGGCTCGCCCGCGTAAAGACGCAACACATCCCGCAACGCTCTGTTTTCTTTCTCTAGATCCTCCATACAACTCGCCATTTCCTCTGCGCTTTTCTTCCAATCATTCGCTTCACCTTTCCAAGTAGAGTTTGGTCCTACTTTCAATAGGTCTCTCCACTCTATTGGTTTTCTGCCTTCTGGTAGCTTACCCAATCGTTGCCCTCCTATTTTAGCGATTGCTTCAATACCTATAGTGGTAATCACACCCACCATAGGAAAAATAAGGTCCGAGTTCATTTTTTTAACTCTTTGTAATGTTCTAGGTATTCGTCTAGTACGCCGTTTCGGTCCAAGATTTCAAGAAACATTATTGGGTTTGTGAGTCCTTCGTCATAGAAACAAAAGCCGATTGCGTTTTCGTCGGTCCAATACGAGTAACCTCCGTGAGGCTCACTCTTTCGCCAGAGACCGTATCCCGTTACAGAATCTTTTAATCGTTCCATAAATATGCCTCCTCCCTCACATAATCGTAAAGATAAGCGTACCCACTGTGTTCTTCATATGTTTTATATGAGATTTCGTTTCGCGCATCAAGCCAAACTGATAAAGTCACTTCTTTTGGTTTGGATATCTCATAATACCTTGGTGTTTTTCTAATCATAGTTTCTCCATAAAAAAATGGGAGGTAATAATTACCTCCCATTATGTCACACTTTCATTCGGGTGTCAACCACCTTTCATAGTTGTGGCAAGTTTTTCAACTTGTTCGTCAATCTGTTCCAGTGACTTTTTATAGAACCCCATTGTGTACGAATTGAACGCATCCGAAAATGCTTTCCAACCGTCAACTTTCAGGTCTACCATAGATTCCCAGAACTTCTTTTGGTGATCAAGCACCTGTTCTTGTTTCATAAACATATCACTCTCCTTCGCTCAGTAGTTGTTTTTCAGACGCAATCGCGATCTTCCGAGGCTTTCTTTCTTCGGGAATCACATTGCGCAATACAACATTCAACATACCTTGTTTGAATGTCGCGCCCTCTACTTCCACTGTGTCTGACAGTGTGAATTTGCGGGCAAACGAACGCGCGGCGATTCCCTTGTGTACATAATCCACATCCGGATCACCTGGTCCAACATTGCCCGTGATCGTCAGAACACGGTCAAGAACTTCAATGTCAAAGTCATCCATATCGAAGCCCGCGCAAGCGATTTCGATTAGATATTCTTCGTCTGACAGTTTGATGATGTTGTATGGTGGATATGTTGACTGCCCTGACAAAGAATTGATGCCTTGAAGCCTGTCAAATACTTTGTCAAATCCGATTGCGAACGGGTCAATGTTCGGCAACATATTACTTGTGAGTGTATTACTTTTCATTGCTTTCCTCCTTTATTAAGCAAGGTTAGTTTTGAGGCCCATTAGGCACCTCGGTTCATATGCGCACAACGCATATACTCTATTTATACGACACAACGCATAAATGTCAATATTTTTTCACACCAATTGAATACTTTGGTACGAGTTCCCAATTATCTTTTTCTCGGTATGGCAGGATCTTAATGTGTGAGATCGGCGCGACCGGATCGGAAGCCTGTTCAGGATTCACGATACTAACGAGTTCCCATTCTTCTAACAGATTGACAATCGTGTTGCGTCTTGCCTTGTCTTCGTCACTGAAATTGTTGACCTTACCATCCAACATAAACAGTTCTTTGAAATGCGTCACATAATACTTTCCACGCTTGTGTAGTATGTGACAGGATTGGTATAGCTTGTTGTCTTTCCGAGACGCAACGCCAATGCGGGTCAATGTCTCTTTTACTTTCAAAAACGATTCACTGTTAGGTAATTCAATCTCCACCAATGATTCTAATACACTGTCTTCATTCATTTTTTCAACTCACCTTTTTCTTGTTGTTTTCTGAGTTCGTCTAATTGTTCGTCAGTCAGAAGTTCAAGATATTGGTGAGCGACTTTCATATTACAGTCATATGTTTTACACACCATTTCAAGAACATCGTTATTCGCTTTTTTGGACCAAGAAGCATATCGCTTACGAGGTCGCAACATATTTATATAATATTCGTATGCCGGCCGGTTTGGTAAATGGTGTCGCATATTCATTTCGTTTGCGACCAGAATGGTATCAGAATGTAAGGAGAACGCAGTGTTTGTCACATACGCATTGTACGCCTTCTCCGCAAGCGCGTCATTGTCGGTGCCTCTCATAAGATTTTTCTTTTCGAGTGAGGCGTCCTTCACAAAATCAAAGGGCGTCATAAAACTCCTCCGATGTGGTGTTCATCTTGTTACCACACTTCTTACACAAATAGGACTTGCCTATCTGTTTATTACCTTGTTCATCCACATAACTATATTGTACTTCGTCTGCGGTGTCAACCTTTATCTTGCGGCTACATACCAAGCACCGTGTTTTCTTTCCAAACCATTTCATCTTGTCAACCTTTTCCGCTTTCTATTGTTGAAAGCAACCTTTTCCGCTTTCTTTTATGGCTTATTTGACCACTTCGTGTATTCCTGCGCCGCCGTTGTACCAAAAACACACCAACAAAGGACCGTCTTGTGGAGGTATCACGGTCGAAAACCCATAATAATCTACATCTGCGATAGACCAAAACTTATACAATGTACCATCGACCTTTACATAATGACAGCCGTGTGCTTCTTCCAGATCGTAAAAATCATCTTCGTATTTTGTAAAAATCGACTGATCTTCGGCAGGCTCAAATCGACCTACAAACATTTCCATTTCACTCATCTTCCAACTCCATGATATCTTTGCCATCTTTTAAATTCATTCCACACATAAAACTGACCAGACGGTAATTGTATCAGATCACCTATATGGTTTCCTCTTTTTGGAAAGTCGTTCACTTTACGAGGAGTTTTCATATTACAGCCTCATATTTTTAATTTGGAACGAAGTGATGTAAATATTTTGATTTTCGTTCGTTGATTTCATCGTAATCAACGTTTTCCAAAGAATCTATGATGCCAATTGATCTTATTTGTGATAAACACCACATAACATCTACAATTTCGTTCCAAAGTAAATCACGATTTTTAGTGGAGGGATCATTAGGATGATAATTATCAAGTCCGTGTCTTAGGATTTTACCTATGATTACGTTAGTTTCACTGAGTTCTTCCATTAGAATGGAAAGTAGTTCGTGTTCTACGGGGGTAAGTCTGTTGAATTGCTCTTTCATATTAAACTCCAAATTTATGTAGTGCCCGAAGGCACGCGATAATGCCATTTAGGCGAATCACTTCACATAGGTCTTCGTC